ATTGCCCTAAGAGAATCATTTGCAGCCGATAAGAAAGAACCTGAGGCTGTTGCTTGGTCAGTTGGTGAAGTAGTCGATCAAATTGGCTCATCTACACCAAATCCACCCCCTGAGTGTGAGCATGGGCATATCTTGAAACAAGGAATCAGCAAGGGCGGTAAACCCTATTACGGTTATGTTTGCAAGGGTAATGTAAAAGAACATGCTGTTTGGGCAAAATTATCTCCTAATGGTAGATGGTTTTTTGATGGTGAAATTCATGGGTGACATGGAAATCATTGAGCCAAGCGGGCTCAGGTTAACCTTTACTGATAGTGGAGTAGTACCGGATTTTGTACCATTGTCAGAATGTTGTGAAATATGCAACGACCCAAGAATGATAAATGAAAATGGGATTCGCAAATGCGTAGTTTGTCATGGGATTAACCACATAGAGTACAGACCTAATGATAATTGAACTCAGCAAGGATGAGGTTAGGATTTGTACCCAGTTAGCAGTTGAAAGATGGCTCGCTAAATGGGATTCTATTGATAAACCTAATTACGCTGAGGGAAAGGCTAATGGAAAACTTGAGCATGAGGTTTTAGCAAATATCAGAGCCAATGTTTGTGAATGGGCGGCAGCCAAATACTATAACGTCAGTTGGAATGTACCTTTTTATCCAAATGACTTGCATCCGCTTCGTAAAGATTTGCCAGATATAGGCGTTTCATGCGAGGTTAGATCAGTCAGGACTAGCAACTCAATACCATTCTGGACTAAAGACCTTTATAAGTTAATCATTGGGACTAAATGCCTCGATATGGAAAACTTTACTCAAGTTTATATCTTCGGTCATATTGAACCTCAAAAGTTTATGATTGATGATTTCTTTGATGAGTCTATCAATGGCTGGAGAGTGCCTTTAGAGTTATTTGAATTCTATGACGTCCCAACACCGTAAACATAGGGGTTACAGAACTCAAAAGGTAGTTGCAGAGTATTTAAAGGCTTGGTATCCGTACGCTGAGCCGACCGGTGCAGGGCGTCAAGGAAGTGACATACTAGGAACTCCCTTTGATGTTGAGGTTAAGGCAGTAACAAAATTTAGCCCTTTAGCATGGATTAAACAGATAAAAGAGCGTAAATCCGATAAACTTGCCTTTGTAGTATTGCGCTGCAATGGGCAGGGCGAGAAAGTTGAGGATTACGTGGTATTGCTTCCCATGAGTGACTTTATTGGATTACTACATGAGTGAGCCTGTTCGCTGCAAGAAGTGCGGTCAGTGGCTTATGGAAGGTATGACCTGCCCTATATGCGCAAAGATCAATGCCCTGAGTGTTTAAGGTATAACACCACAACTCTTAAATATAACAACGATTACTTTCATGAATGTAAAGATTGTAACCATGAATGGAGTGAAGGTTATGGATAATAAATCAAATGATGTTGACTGGATATATCAAAATGCCCTTCGAGAAGAATGGCTTAAAAATAATCCACAGGCTGAGTATATTGGGTGGACAAGTATATGACATGCCGTCTGACCTGCGGTTTTGTTCATAGGTGTTGACACGCATGGTACGCTATCTAGCAAGCGACGCGCCTTCAAGCGCGAACGCGAGCCCCGCAAGGGGCTGGCTCGCGAGTTCGCTGCTAATTGCTATTGGGATATCTCTATGTTTAATTCTATTAAATATATCTTCTAAAAAGATTGATTCCGTTTCTGCATTAACTAAAGTTAATTACATAACTTATAAAGAGTATGCCTATTTAAAGATTGAATCTTTGTCCCAATATAAATGTTTAACTAAACTGTATGGTAAGGAAAGTGCGTGGAATCCAAGGGCAGTAGGTAACTTGACTGGTACTTATCGCGTCTATGGGATACCTCAAGGAAAGAGTGAGTATCTACGTACTGCAACAGGTTACCAACAGGTAGATTGGGGACTGTCATACATAGCCCATAAGTTTGGGTTAGACGAGTATGGATATATCAATGCGTGCAAAGCGTATAAGCATTGGCAATTAAAAGGATGGCATTGAGTAAACACGCATTAGGTTCACAAAAGTGGAAAGACTTACGCCTTCGGATATTGGCTAGGGATGGGTGGCAATGCACCTATTGCTTTAAAGATTTAAAAGGTGGTGATGCCACTGTTGACCACATCACTTCACGTAAGGTAGGCGGTGATCTATGGGATATGGAGAACCTGACAAGCGCTTGCAAGTCCTGTAATTCACGCAAAGGTAGCCGTTTTTTTAGCAGACGTTCTACCCCCCCTGCCTTTTTGGAACGTTCTCTCCCTGAGACGGTCGGAACAAAGCCGGACTCACCTTTTCAAAAACCATGAGTGAACAAAAGAAACCTACAAAAGCCAAGAAGAAACCCGCGCAACGAGGGGCGACGACAAAAAAGGTTTTAGGTTTAACAAAACCCCGAATTCAAAGCCCACCTATTAAAGGTGAATCCAGAATTGCAGAGGTGGCTGAGTTAGCAGAGAAAATTGGTATGCCTTTACTTCCTTGGCAGCATTACGTCTTGGAAGATATGTTAAAAGTTGATAAAGAGGGTATGTTCCAGCGCAAATCAAATCTTTTGCTATGCGCACGCCAAGTAGGTAAGACTCACCTTGCCAGAATGAGAATTTTGGCAGGTTTGTTTATATTTGGCGAAAAGAACATAATTGCAATGTCTAGTAATCGAAATATGGCGTTAGATACATTTAGGCAGGTTGCCAACACTATTGAGGACAATGATTTCCTAAAAGCCCAAGTAAGGCGCATTAGATACGCAAATGGTCAAGAATCAATAACCTTACTCAATGGCGCACGTTATGAAATAGTTGCAGCCACTCGCGACGGAAGCCGCGGAAAAACCGCCGACTTCCTCTACATGGATGAGTTACGTGAGGTAAGCGAAGAAGCATTTAAAGCGGCTGTTCCAGTAACAAGAGCCAGACCTAATTCACAAACATTATTTACCAGTAACGCCGGTGATGCGTTCTCAACAGTTCTGAATGATCTTAGGGAACGCGCAATGGATTACCCAAGTAAAACATTTGGATTCTGGGAGTACTCAGCACCATTAGCAGCAAGACAGGACATCAGAAACCGTAAATTTTGGGCAATGGCTAACCCAGCACTTGGTTACACCGTAACTGAGGAAGCAATTGAAGAATCTATTGCTACTAACTCAATTGAAGCCACTTTGACTGAAACTTTGTGTATGTGGATTGATTCGCAGGTCAGTCCTTGGACTTTTGGCGCAATTGAAGCCTGTTCGGTATCAGAATTGGTGTTGCCAGTAGGTGCAATGACTGTAATGGCGTTTGATGTAAGTCCAAGCAAAAGAACAGGCGCATTAGTTGCCGGTCAGATAGTTGACGGCAAAATTGCAATTGGAGTTATGGAAACCTTTAGTTCTGAAGTTGCAATTGATGAGGTTAAAATGGCAAGTGCTATTCACGATTGGGCAATGAAATACCGCCCAGTCCAAATTGCTTACGATAAATACGCCACCGCTTCAATTGCCCAAAAGTTAGAGCAAAGTGGTCATAAATTAGTTGATATTAGCGGTCAAGCCTTTTATCAAGCCTGCGGGGAACTTGCTGACAGTCTTTCCAATTTGAGGTTAATTCATTCTGGTCAACCTGAGTGGGTAAACAGTATGAACAATTGCGCCGCTAAAACAAATGATGCCGGTTGGAGAATTATAAGACGCAAATCAGCCGGATGCGTCGCGGCTAGTATTTCAAGCGCAATGATTGTTCACATGTTAAGCAAGCCTATTTCAGTTCCCAAGATTTTTGTCTAATGTTTCTGATATAATTGTCTAATGGGATTTTTTCGCGATTTAGTAGGACTTTCACCAAAACCACAAATAACCGCGCAATTAGCGCCACCGGTTGTAACTGACCCATTTAATTATTATTCTCAATTTACTCCATTTCAATCAGTAAGTAGAGATGAAGCAATTTCCGTACCAGCGGTTATGCGTTGCAGAAACTTAATTGCAACAACAATTGGCACAATGGAACTCAGCACATATTCCAAGGCAACAAAAGAAGAATTACCTAATTTACCTTGGGTAAATCAATTGTCTAAGTCTGCACCTAATTCCGTTATTATCACCGCATTAGTTGACGCACTTTTATTCTATGGTAGCGCTTATTTAGAGGTTACTGAAGTTTATCAAGATGATAACCGTCCAGCACGTTTTGATTTTGTTAATAACACACGCGTTCAAGTTCAACTAAATAAATTGAACACTTTTGTTGATTTTTATACAGTTGATGGACGCGAAAGACCAATGTCAGGAATTGGCTCACTTGTAACCTTCCAATCTCCTATTGATGGAATTTTACATGCGGGCGCTAGAATTTTAAGAGCAGCAATTGATTTAGAAAAAGCCGCCGCAAATGCAGCATCAGTTCCCACTCCAGCGGGTATCTTAAAAAATAACGGCGCTGACCTTGGAGAAAAAGAAGTTGCCGGTTTATTAGCCGCATGGCGTCGCAGTCGTTCTGAAAGATCAACCGCTTATTTAACTTCAAGTTTAGAATTTCAACCAACTTCATTTTCACCGAAGGATATGACCTACAACGATTCATTGCAGTACATGGCAACTCAAATCAGTCGTTTGTGCAATGTTCCGGCGTATTACATAAGTGCAGATCAAAATAATTCAATGACATATTCCAATGTTCAAGACGAAAGACGTCAATTTGTAGCGCTATCTTTACAACCTTATGTAAGCGCCGTTGAGACTCGCCTCAGCATGGATGATCTGTCACCAAATACTCAATTTATTGCCTTTGACATGGATTCCGGATTTTTAAGAGCCAATCCTTTAGAAAGATTAAATGTAATTGAAAAAATGTTAAACCTTGGTTTAATAACCGTTGAACAAGCGAGAGAAATGGAAGAACTAAGCCCAAATGGAAATAATTAACTTTAGTGCAGATTTAGAGGCTTCAGAGTCTCGTCGTATCATTTCAGGTAAAATTGTGCCGTTTGAAAATGAAATTGGCAATACCTCAGTTGGTAAAGTAATTTTTGAAAAAGGTTCTATTCAAATTGATGAACCAACAAAAGTAAAGTTATTACTTGAGCATGACCCTAAATCTCCAATTGGAAGAATGAAAAAAGTTGAAGAAGATGAGTCAGGTATTTACGCAGAATTTAAAGTTTCTAATACAACTCGTGGAACTGATAGCCTTATTGAGGCATCTGAAAATTTACGTTCCGGCTTGAGTGTTGGTGTTGAAGTACTTAAAGGAAAAAACACTAATGGAATATATAGAGTTAGTTCAGCAAAACTCATGGAAGTTAGCCTAGTTCAGGCTGCCGCTTTTGAGAGTGCCGCTGTAACTTCAGTCGCTGCGTCAAACGCAGAGGCAGAATCAACCGAAACCAAAACAGAAAATGAGGAAATTGTGGAAAACACAACACCTGAAACAACTGTTGCGTCAGAGGTAGTAGAGACCCCAGCGGTTGAAGCCTCTCGCCCAACAATAGCAGCACCAATTTACACAAAGCCACGTCTTGAGTTCACAAAGGAAAAATTCCTAGAGAACACACTTCGCGCAACTTATCTAAATGATGATCAGGCACGTCAATACTTGGCAGCCGCAGCGGACACAACTGACAACGCAGGTTTAGTTCCAACACGTCAATTGACTGAGGTAATTAACCCATTATCAAACGCTGATCGTCCATTTATTGATTCTATTTCAAGTGGTGCATTACCTGATGCAGGTATGACTTTTGAAATTCCTAAACTAACTCAAGCACCAACAGTTGCAGAGACAGCCGAAGGCGCAGCGCCATCAGATACAGACCAAAACGTTTCCTTCTTAAGCGTTTCAGTCAAAAAGTACGCCGGACAGCAAACATTTTCGACAGAAATTCTAGACAGATCATCTCCAGCGTTTTTCTCAGAGTTGGTACGTCAAATGGAGTTTGCTTACGCTAAAGCAACAGACGCAGCAGTTGGAAACGTAATTGCTCAAGTTGCAACAGATGGCGGCAACCGCACAATGTCAGCAGCAAACATTCAAGATTTTATTTCTGATGCAGCAGTTTCTATTTACTCAGGAACTCTTGGCTTTGCGCAAAACATTGTAGTTTCACCTGAACAATGGGGCGCATTGATGGGCTTGGTTGACGGTTCAAATCGTGCAGTATTCACACAAACCATTAATCCTCAGAACGCATCAGGAAACCTAACACCAACTAACGTTCGCGGAAACATTGGTGGATTAAACCTTCGTGTTTCACGTTACCTATCAGGAACTGGCGACGCTTCAATTATAGTTCTAAATCCTGAATCATTTACTTGGTACGAGTCAAGCAAGTACCGCTTGGAGACAAACCTAATTTCAACAGGTCAAATCCAAGTTGCTTATTATGGCTATGGCGCAATTGCTAATAAAGTTGCAGCCGGTGCTTACAAGTGGATGGTTGCATAAACTTTCCTCACCAGGGATAACCTGTAAAGGGGCGTTGGAAGCCTTCGTCCCTTTACTTTAAGAAAGGACAAAATTTTGCCGGCAACATATGTTACTAAAGCCGAACTTCGGACATTACTTGGAATAGGAAGTTTATATTCTGACTCAGTAGTGGAAGAAGTGGCTCAGGCTGCCGAAAATATTGTCAAAGGCTATTTGTGGTTTAATGATTACAATGTAATTGCGAGAGAATGTACAACAACTTTAGCGACTCTTTATACAGACCAAAAACATAACATTCAATTAGGCGAAACTGTAACGGTAGAAAATGTAGCGGCACATTATAACGGTGGAAACAAAACAGTTACCGCGATAACAGATTATTCAATTTCATACGCAATAACTCACGTTTCAACAGAAACTAAAAGAGTTGTAAGACCTTACGGAACAATCTCAGCGGCTACAAATGTTGATTATGCAACTATTCCAGAAGTTAGACAAAGTTCAGCAATGAT